ATGAACGTGGTCGCGGGGGCATCGCTTTTTTTTTCGACCATCTCCAAAGAACTGAGCGTAAATTTGGAGTTATCTTTGGTAAAGGAGTTGAGGCAGACGATGAAGGAGATGTAGAGGAGGTGGAAGACTTGAGCGCGCCCGTTAATCCACTTGAGAAGTACGGTTGGCTTAGGTTCATTTATGAGTCGTGCGATCTTGACTTGTCAAAAGTTGACAACTTAATTCAGCGACCCGCTTATGAGGTGTTTACTTTTGCGTGTTACAAGCACGAAAAAAATCAACTCGAAGTGGCGAGAATAGAACGGATGATGCAAAGGAATAAGAGATAAAAAAAAGGGGCTGCGCGCCCCTCTTTTTATGCTTTGAAACAGCTTAAGCTGTAGCTGCTTTTACCGCCCACATCGCTGCGGACTCATATTCTGTTTGGGCAACCGAAGCTAATCGACCGTCCTTTTCTTTTAGCGTTTCGCACAAGTTTATCAACTCTGCGGTTTTTTGTTTGATTTGAGAAACGACATCATCCTGACTTGGATTAAAAGTCGTTCTTACTCTTTGTTCGCCAATAGTTGCGTTCATGTTTTATTGATTTAATTAATAACTAATTAGAGAGGCAAATATAGTATTTTGTACCTTTGAAATCACAAAACGGTCTTATTTATATGAACAACGCAAGCCTCAATCAGATAGTTAATAAACTGCTCGCTTTCGGTCACGGCCACAAGTACATCAAAACGGTGGCGCACGGGCAGCTTGATGAAATGGACTTAACCAGCCGCATCACTTATCCGCTTATGCACATCGTGCCACAGGATATAACACCTTCTGGTGGCCGCTTGCAGTTCTCATTCGATATTGTCTTCGCGGATATGCCGCGACTGAAAAGCGATAAGCCAGAGAATGTCCTTGAAATCCAAAGCGACATGGAGCAGATCGCCCGCGACCTTTACACCGAAATAAAAAACGGCGGGGTGTTGTTTGGGGATATGACAGAGGTGGGGGATGATTGGAGCGCGCTACCGTTTCAAGACGAATACCACAACTACCTTAGCGGAGTAACACTATCCATTAACATCATCGTGGCAAGTAATTGGAACGCTTGCGAGATTCCTGCGGATTGGGTGGATGGCACGAGCGCGGATATTCCTCAGTTTGGCCGCGATTTGACCATAGCGGTTTATGATGAAGGGGTGTTTAGGGTGAACGCGCGTGAAATCAACTTTATCGGTAGCGGAGTGAGTGTGTCGGCGGATGGCAACCGCGCCAACGTAACGGTAACGGGCGGCGGCGGTGGGTTGACGTGCGAAGACTTACCAGAGTGCCAAACGATAATTGATATTGAGGAGAATATTGACACCGTTGAAGAAAGTATTGGTACTTTAAACACGGCGGTATCTGGTTTAAGTACTGAGGTGTCAGACCTTGAAACGGCAGTAGCGGGCAAAGTGGATAGCGTTACAGGTAACATTGTGGATAATACCGACCCATTGAACCCTGTTGTTGACCAAATGCAGGCGGACTGGAATGCAACAGAAGGACTGGCTGAAATCCTCAACAAACCAACGATTCCAGATGTACCAAGTACAATAGTGGAGAGTGTAGTTGCGGGTGACGACATTGAAGTGGACGCCACCGACCCTGCTAATCCGATAGTAGGCGTAGTGCCTCATACTTTTGTGAGGTTGAGTGGAACGGAGACGGGGTTTCCTATGCTTGGAAATATTCAATGGATTGACGCGGTTGATGAAATTCCTAGAGATATAATTAACCAACCTAATAGTGGCACGGGTGGTTTTAATGCCTTGCGATTTGATTATAGTAGCTTAGAGTTAGAGCATAACTCAGGAGATGATAGCACTAGAATTACATTAGGCAATCAAGGTATTACAATAACAGGTAGTAAGCCAGATTTTTTAGGGCAAGTTTATTCTGCGGATTATTCATTAAACTTTATTTTACGCTCCCTAATAGACTTAGCCGTTCTTAAATCCCGCCTATGGAACGGAAGCAGCAACCCAACGGTAACAAATGATAGTTCACAAGGCTTTGTAGCGGGTCGTTCTTTGTGGCTTAACACAACTACAAAGGTTATTTGGTTATGCACGGACGCAACATTAGGCGCAGCGGTATGGGAGGTTTATTACAACCCTAACGCAATCAGAACCTTAATCGACACAACCGATAGCGCAACACTAACGGGAGTCACTACCGAAAACCGTCGGAAAACCATTTTGATACCTGCAAACACCTTTACCACAGGCGACATCATCCGTGTTCGTGCCAGAGCAAGAAAAACAGGAACGGCGGGAAGCGGAACAATGCGACTAAGAATAAACACCGACCCTGCGCCCGCGACTATTACAACCGTACCCTTAGTTGGAACGTATGGAACAGCGGCAAATTCAAATCTTTTTTGGCAATTTAAAAGAGATGGTGTTATTAAAAGCACAACGATCACGGAATTTGCGCCAGCAGCAACAGGAGGCTCTACCGATGATGGTGCTTATTCTGTTGTTGTTTCAAACCTTAATATAAATTGGTCAGTAAATCAATACCTACACCTTAGTTTGCAAAATTCTTCAGCAGCAGACACTACAATCATCTCTTATTTAATGGTAGATAAATACACCAACATCTAATGGCAAACATCGACATCTACCCACTACTGCGCGAGATAGCCGATGATGTTATCGAGCGTGCCCAGCGTAACCTTGGGGCGACTCGTTCTGTCAAGACCGCAAGCGGCAAACGCCGTAACCGCAGAGCCGATAGCACGGGCAACCTGCGCCGTTCACTGAAAGCAACCATAAGAAGCGGGAGCGATAGCGCGGTAATATCTTTTGGCGCAAGCGGCACGGCGCGCAACTATTTCAGAGTTGTGAATGATGGAAGAAAGGCGGGCAAGATGCCGCCGGTGAGCGCAATCGAAAAGTGGATGAAGGTGAAGCCCGTGAGGCTCAGAAACGAAAAGGGATTTATAAAGCAGACCCCTGAGAAGGTGAGAGCGGTGGCGTTTCAGATCGCGCGGTCGATTGGAAAAAATGGTATTGCACCTTTTCCGTATTATGATGATGCGATACAGGACGTGCTAAACGAAAGGCGTGAGGAAATTATTCAAGCGATAGAAAAAGAAATTGATTTAAGATTAAAGACATGGCAATAACTATTCAAGAGAAACCCTACAATATTACCCGCGTGGGGCAGAAGTTGATTGTGCGGGCGACATCGACCAACGTCGGAAACGATGGCTTTAAGTTTGTTTTTCGGGTAACGGACTTCAACGGCGTGGTTCAAGACTTTTTTGTAAGTCCTAATCCAGCCAACCAAGGGATATTTGATTTGCGCGTGGTGGCTCAAGGGCTTATGAGCGTGGATGTGAATGATGATGTTTTGAAAACGGATGTGGCTTTTGTTTCCGATAACGAAACAAGATGCCCTTTGTATCAATACAACTTAACGGTTTTAGAGGCGTGGTTAGTGGATGAAGTTTTAACAATCGATGAAGAAAGTGGCATTGATATTGAAACTCTAAACGTAATACCTTGTTCTTATTCGGTAATGAACGGCTACCGCCCTAATCCCCAAAATGATTATGGTTTTGATAACTTCACCACCTCACCCCAGCAGTCAAAGAGTTTAATGTTAACCGACCGAACACCTAACACCCATAAACTACCAACGGATTTGCCTTTAATAAATATCTTTGACCGTTCTACCATTGTTCCGATACCTGTTCGCAAAAGTGAGTTGGATTGGGGAACGCTTCAAGTAATAAATGAGGAAAGCGCAGAATTTACAAGTGCAGCCAACCTTTGGTGTAGATGGCTTTTAATTAAATCAAACTTAGATAGTGAAGTTTATAGCGAGCAATTAACACCAGAAGGCCTTACCCACTTACCCGCCTACCCCGCCAACCTCAACGAGGGTGGATTGGGTGACGTTGTACCCGCTGACAATCCCAACTGGCCTTACTATACTATTCAGTTATTCAACCAAGACCCTTCAAACGTGGTAGGTCTTAAGGCTATGAGCGCGCTATATGTTTTCTATCCTATACCCGACAACTGCGTGAATCAAAACGTTCGCGTGTGTTGGTGGTCACCATTTAAAGGCGGATTTGATTTTTTCAACTTCTCTCTCACCAACGAAGAAAGCGTGAGTGTGGAGCGCAAGCGATATAAAAAGATAGTGGGTAACTACGCGGGCGCAGCAAGCGGTTTCACCTTCAACACCTCAGATCGAGGACTCACCGAAACCGACGTTTCACCCATTACCACGTTAGAAATTAATAGCGATTGGATACAAGAGGGGGAATTTGAACTGCTTCGCGGCCTTGTGCAATCCAAATATGTTTGGATAATGGACGACAACGGTAACATGACTGCGGTAGTGGTCGATGATAACTCGTTCCTTATTGAACGCAAGCGCGATGGGAAACTTAAGCGTGCCAAAATGAAACTTAGATACGCCAACGAAATTATTGCATTTTAAATGACACACCTAATCCTTACCCGTGATGGCAATTCGGTGCTGCTCGACCTATTCGAGAATGATCCGATAAGCCTCAATAAGCGGTATTCAAATATTGAAACGTTTGAAATTGAGGGCAGTTTCTCTCAGACCTTCCGTGCGCCACTTTCCCCCAATAACCAAGCGTTCTTTGGGGCGGTCGCTGACCCCAACTACACCTCCTTTGATTTTACAGAGAAGATAGATGCCGAACTTTCCGAAGACACTATACCCGTGTCACGCGGTTACTGCCAGATAAAACGGATGATTACCAAGGGCGATAACTCAGTAGAACTTGAACTGGTTTTTTTTGCTACCACCCCAAACCTAAGGGCGGCGATTGGTGACAAAAAGATAAGCGAGTTATCCAATTTATCCGACCTAAACCATGCGATGATCTTTGAGAACGCGGCAACACCACCCGCTAATACCTTGTGGGCTATTACTGAAAAGGGGCAGAAGTTAAGTGAGGCAGGGGAGGCGGGAACGCGCCGTATTTTTAACCCACTTTCACCGCTTTACATGGGTGATTTGACACCATGCGCTAACGGGTTATGGCTATTTAATGAGATATTCAAAGATGCGGGCTTTGTATATGAAAGTGATTTTATTAGTGACCGCCTTGTTCAATATTGGATGCCATTCATAAACCGCCAAGCCGTGGCGGTAGAGGAAAATGAAAACATCGGATTTGGGATATACCGCGCTACCAACTTCGCGGTAACACCATTCCCTGACTTCGCCCCACTCACAACGGGTAACGGCTTCAATGAAACATTTGACAACGGTGGCAACGTGGCGGGCGGGGTGTTCACCGCGCCGTTCTTTGGATACTTCACTTTTAAGTTTACTTTGATTCACTCTAAAGACTTGGTGCCAGCAGGAACAACTGCTATATCAAGGTTTCAACTCAAGAACCCAACTAACGGGGATTTGTATTCAGATACCAATGGTCAGGCTGACATGCTTGTGAGTGCGACTGAATCAGGGGAGTTTACCACGTTCCAATACACCCGCACCTACTTGCTTCAAGAAAATGATGAAGCGGCGTTATTCTTTGGCCCTGTTTCCGCACCGGGCGGGCCGAACTATATTTTAGGCGGTGGCACGGGATGGGAACTTGTATCAACATCAGATGCTATCCAAGGTGGTACTGTGGATTTTCCGCGTAACGCCCCCGACTATAAGCAGATCGACTTTGTGCGTGATATCCTCAAGATGCACAACCTTGTGTTTATTCCAGACCCCAATGTACCAAACAAAATAAAGATTGAACCATTCACCGACTATATCGGTAGCGGGGCAACAAGGGATTGGACAGGTAAATTGGATGTAGGCGACAAGGATGTGGAAATATATTCAACTGCCGATATTCAAAACAGAAACTTAACCCTCACCTATAAAGCGGGGGGCGAATACCTTTCCGACCTTTTTGTAAAGCAAGGGCAGCGGGTGTATGGTGAGAAAGAAATTGATAACACCGGTAACGCCTTCGCCACAAGTGATAGAAAGGTAGAACTTGAACTAAGGTCAACACCATGTAATGAGATTAATGGTACTGCGATACCCGTTCCGAAATTCGTGAATGAAACGGGGGTGTTCGTCGCACCTGGTCCGCGCATCTTATTCAACGCGGGTACCGCTGAAATCGCGTTATACAACGAGGTGACAGAAGCGGGTGAACTGACGAATGTTGCGGTGCTTTCACATTATAGCCAAACCAATGCAACGCTAACGGATACCGATTTAAACTTTGCAGCCGAAACGCCGCTGCAAGTTATCACGGCCAACCCATTTAATAATTTGTACAATGAATTTTGGGCGGACTACTACAACGAGTTATACTCCAATGAGGCGCGAATCATGGAGGCACACTTCAACTTATCTCTGCTCGACTTTATCACGGTACAATTCAACGACCGTATTTTCATACGCAATGCCTATTGGAGGGTATTGGAGATTAGCGAGTTTTTCATAGCCCCACAAAGCACGGTCAAGGTTAAACTTGCTAAAATTGTCAACTCCTCACGCGACTGCAAGTATATTCCAACTGCTATTACAACGGCCGGGCAGGTGTTATTCTTTGATGGAACGGTAAGTGATAGCGACGGTGATGCGGCGTGCTGCGAGCGTTACGGCTACCAATGGGATAGTGGCAAAGAAGAATGTTTCGCGCTGGGTAACGGAACCAATCGCCGCTTTAACCTACCCACTTCCGCTGAAATCCAAAAGCAACTACTTGGTGTGTCGGCGGCATCCAATGTGAGAGGGGATGAAGCGGTGATAAACGGCAACAACAACACCACAGGGTTACGCACGCGGGTATCAATGATAAACGGGGATAGCAACGTGGTAGAGGATGATGCGGGCGGGGTACTTATTCAAGGGGATTATGTGAAGGCCGCGCTTGCAGGGATTCATTTGGGAATTGGTGAGAAGATAAGCAAACACCAAGGGGGTGAGATATTGTACCGTGGGGATGGAGATTTTGACGCCTCTGGTGATGAGATTACAATGGTAAGCGCAAGCGGTAAAGAACTTGAGATGGAGGAGCAAACGGTGTGGATGGCAGAAGTAAGGGCTTCGCTTGTTGATAACGCGGAAAATATCTATGCTGCTTTTTATGTAGTGAGGTTGTCTAAGGGCGCGAGTTTGGCGGCGGCGGGCACGGTGACAACGGTATTTGGAGAGGGCGATATGCACGAAATTCGTTTAATCGTTGACACCACAACCAACACCGCGCAGCACCGCTTTAAACTTGAAAGCCACGGGGGTAGTGGTTATCCGTTTACAGGCGTGAGAGCCACAATGAAAATTAACTATACGCAAGTGAGAGCGGTTTAATTAAATTTGTATCATGTTACACGACCTCGAAAGAACTCTAACCTTACTCGAACAAGGCGCGCGCGGTGAATCATCATGGTGCAAGCGGGCGCAAGGTTCTAAAAAACTCCGCCGCGTGTGGGTGTGGCGAATCAATAAAGCCCTTTGGATAAGCGTAGGTGTTGTACTTTTTTGCTGGATTTTCGGTCTTATTAAGTAATGGCAACCAATATTGACATATCCGTAAAAGGGCTTGGTGAACTCGACAAGGCAACCAAAGAGATAGACAAGGGCGCGAAGTCCATGAACGCGCTGAAGACTGAACTGCGCCAACTCACCCAACAACTTCAATCGATGGACGCGGGGAGCGAGGAATTTTTGAAGCTATCCCAAAAAGCGGGTGACGTGCGCGATAAAATAAAGGACACAAGCGAGGCAATCAACGCTAACGCTGGCCCCGCCTTTGAACGCCTTGGAAACAACGCCTCCCTACTCACATCAAAACTCGCATCGCTTGACTTTGGCGGCGCGTCCGAAAGTGTCGGTGCGCTCGCGCAGTCGGTCAAAGGGGTATCATTTAAGACACTCGGCGCGGAACTTGGAACGTTTACAAAATCGCTCGGAACGCTTGGAAAGGCATTACTGACCAATCCGATATTCCTACTCGCTACTGCGATCACTGCAATCGTGATGAATTTTGAGAGCCTCAAAAGTGTTATACCAGGGGTGAATGAGGCATTAACAGGTGTCACCGAGGAAATGACAGCGGCGGTTGAGGCGTCTGAAAAAAGGGTTGAGTTAGCAAATGAGGAGTTACAAGCCTTTGGACTACAAGAAAAACAACTGAAGTTACAAGGGGTAAGCGAAAAGCAAATACTACTTATTCGGCAAGAAAAAATAAAGAATTTAGTAGAGGAGTTGAAGTTGCAAATAGAGGCGCAAAAGCAATTAGAGGCGGCGCAGTTAGAAACAGAAAAACGCAACTTTAATTTTATGAAAATGCTCAGTAGTGGTTACACTATTGTTGCTCAACTTATTGATAATATTTTTGCTAAAATAGGTTTAGATACAGGGCTTGCAGATTTAGCCGACAGCCTTAATACTAAAATAGCAAGCATATTCTTTGACCCCGAAGAAGTAAAGAAAAAGGGCGACGAAAATATAAAAGCCTTAGAAACTCAATTAAGAACAGCGGAGGGGCAGTTACTGGATAGTCAACTTGCAATTCAAACCATAGAGAAACAAGCGGCGGAAAAGGGCGCGGCGGCGGCATCTGAGGCACGTAAAAAACAAATAGAGGAGCAGAAGAAAGCGGACGCGGTTAGACTGAAATTAGAGCAAGACCTTCAGGCGATGATCGCGGCGCAGGAACTCTCTAAAGTAGAGGCTACCCGACAAGCGGAGGCACAGCGTTTGCAAATCTTGACCGAGCAAAAAGAGTTACGCGCGCAGCTTACCATGTCCGAACAAGAGGCGGAGATAGCCGCTATTGACGCAAAGTATATTAAGCTGCGCGAGGCGGCGCACGGTGACGCGGAACTCAACCGACTGCTCGCCGAACAAAACGGAGCGGAGGTGGATGCGATTAACGCCAAATATGCACAGGCGGAAATGGCGCGCCAGCAACAACTAAACGCTACAAAGTTTCAGCTTGCATCCGATGTTTTTAACGGTATTTCATCACTCAATGAATTATTCAACAACGGCAATGAAAAGAGCGCAAAGAGGGCTTTCCAAATCAACAAAGGAATACAGATAGCGCAAGCTATTGCTGACACTTACAAAGGTGCAAACGCGATATTTGCGGCGGCAGCAGCCAACCCCGCTTCTATCCTTTTCCCTGCTCAACCGTTTATTGCGGCGGGTGCCGCGGTGGTGGCGGGGCTTGCCAACGTTAAAAGAATTTCTGCGACCAAGTTTGAAGGTGGCGGCGGTGGTGGTGCCTCAAGTGGTGGTGGCGGCGCTGCTCCATCCTTTGCGGGTGGCGGCGGCGGTTCTACCCCCCAATTTTCAGCACTCAACACAACGTTTCTGCAAGACCAACAAAACCAAACGCCGCCCGTTCAAGCCTATGTGCTTGCGGGTAACGTAGAGAGCCAGATGCAAGCGCGTGAAAAAATACAAGACCAATCGACACTATAATTATCTTTGCGTCATGCACACCAAAAGAACCGTTATAAACATACCGACAAAACTTGGAAACAAGCGCATTGAGGTTATTACCAATATCCTCATTGAAACCATTGAGTACTACTTACGCGAGTGGTCAAAGACTGCAACCGTTGTCAGCGAGGCGGCATTTGTCAGCTACGTGCGCGAGCAGTCGGCGGGGCTTCAAGGGGTGTACATTTACACCGCCAAACAATGGAAGAAATTAGGTTTAAAAAATTTACATCATGGATAACAAAAAGAAAGTGGTCACGATGACCCTCGACGAAAACGGGATGAAGGGCGTGTACGCTATTTCATTCGTTGACCAACCCGCTATTGAAGAACAATTCATTGCGCTATCAAAGCAAAGCGAAGTGAAGTTGAGCGCGGATGAGGAGCGCATGATGATCTATTCACCCGTTCTGATTCCAGAACAGCTTATCCTCAGGGTAAACAGGGAAACCGAGGAACCATATTACATTAAATTTCCATCGGACACCATTCGCGCGGCAGCTTATGCCTATCTCAAGCAAGGCAATCAACACGAACATTCTTTCATGCATAACTTCAAAGTGCATGGGTGCACCGTGGTTGAATCGTGGGTGAAGGAAGGGGAGGCAGATAAGAGCGTGCATCTTGGTTTTGAACTGCCTGTTGGTACATGGTTCGTCGGTATTAAAGTGGATAATAAAGAACTATGGGAAAAGGTGAAGTCTGGGGAGGTGAAGGGGATAAGTATTGAAGGTTTCTTTGATACGGACGAAACCGAACTATCCAAACTTATCAACGAACTTGAAGCGATCGAAAAAGAGTTAGACAAAATGTTATAACTTTGCGGTATCTGAACAGCCCGCGCTCGCGGGTAGTTTTGGTTTATTTGTTAAGTGAATTATAAAGATAGCCCTGAAAAGTCGGGGCTATTTTTTTTGTACCAAATTGCCTTGTTCCGTTCTTATGTATAGACAAAATCTATTAAATAAGAAAATCATGTCAAAAGCATCTATTTTACAAAAAGCAAAAGACTTGCTTTTACGCATTGAGAAGGTAGCACTTTCGGTAGAGGGTGTTAAACTCAGCGCAGAAGGTAAGTTGATGGATGGCACAATGGTAGCCACCCCAGATGATGCCTTCGCCGTGGGTAGTGAGCTGTACGTAGTGGTTGAAGGTGGTGAGCCTACACCCGCTCCAGATGGTGAACACACCTTAGAAGATGGCACTATTGTAATTGTGTCAGAAGGACGCATTACGGAGATCAAACCCGTTGAAGCGGGCAAAGAGGAGCAAGAACTATCGGACGTTCTCGCGCAACTCTCTGAGCGTATTTCAGCACTCGAAGCGGCCAACACCGCGCAAACGGCGGAACTCGCGGCGGCTAAGACCGAAGCGGAAACGGCTAAGACCGAACTCGCAAGCGTTAAAGGGCAGCTCGAAGCAAGCAAGGCGGAAGTGTTGAAACTCTCTAAACTTCCAGCGGGCAAGTCCGTGAAGGATGAGAAAGTAAATCTTTCAAAAGAAAAGGAAAAAGAAGCACCAAAAAAATCATTCTCTCAAATGACTTACTTGGAGCGAATCATATCACAAAATCAGTAATCTAAAAATCGACCAATAAAACAATGCCAACAGTAACATCATTAACTACTACCTACGCGGGTAAATACGCTGGGGAGTACATCCGCAAAGCGTTCGTAGCGAACGAGACTTTGCAACACATTACCGTAAAGGAAAACATCGACTACAAGCAAATTGTGAAACGTCTTGTAGATGATATTACCTTCGCCGCTCCAACTTGTGACTTCGATCCGACTGGAACGGTTACTATCACAGAGCGCGTATTGACCTTGGAGAAATTCCAAGTACACCGCCAACTTTGTAAGAAAGATTTCTTAACGGATTGGGCGGCTAATGACGCGCAAAACGGAGGCCTTGAGCCCGCACTCGTTGAGAACATCATTAACAACATGCTTGCTGGTATTGCTGCCAAAAACGAAACCGTTATTTGGAAGGGTGTAGATGCAACGGCAGGCGAATACGCAGGTTTTGAAACCTTGTTCGCAGCCGACGCAACCGTGATTGACGTACCGACACCAGCGGCCTTGACAACCTCGAATATCATCGCTAAGATTGAGGAGCTTGTAAGCCTTATGCCGACAGCGGTGAAGCGTTCAACCGAAAAACCTGTTATCTATATGTCAAACAAGGCAATGGAAGCGTATGTAAATCGTCAGGCGCAACTTGGTAACGGGTTCTTATACCAAAGCGGTAACGCCGTGAGTCAAACATGGATAGGCTTGTACCAAATGGTCGTGTGTCCAGGTATGAGTGATGATGCTATGGTATTTGCTCAACCTTCTAACTTGTGGTTCGGTACCAACCTTTTGAACGACTGGAACAGAATACAAGTGAAGGACATGGAAGAAAGTGATTGCAGCGACAACGTGCGCTTTAAAGCTCAGTTTTTTGCGGGTGTTCAATATGGCTTTGGAAACGAAATCGTGTTCTACAAGTTCTAAGAATAACAACAACTAACCAGAGATAAAAAGGGCGGCAACTACTGCCCGCCCTTTTTTCTTTAAATACAAAAAATATCATGGCTTGCGAATTAACAACAGGAGTAGCGTTTGAGTGTAACGATAAAATCGGAGGTATAAAAGCCTTGTACATTCAACAACTTTCAGACTTTGAAACGGGCGTAACCTTGGATAACACCACTAAAAAAGTGGATGGACTCCCAGAGGCGACGTTGTTTAAATACACCGCAATTTCTAAGTTGACCAACAACTTCGAAGAAACAATTACCAACGAGCAGAACGGCTCACTAATGTACACCCAGACCGTAAACGTTCAACTCAAGAAACTTTCTCAAGCAAAGCAGCTTGAGCTTGATCGCCTTGCGAAAAACCGCGTGGTTGTATTTGTACAAGATCGTAACGATGCTATCTGGATGGTAGGTCGTCAGTATGGCGCGTGGCTATCTGCTCGCAGCGGTGCAACGGGTACTGAAATGGGCGACTTTAACGGATATACCCTTGCGTTGACTGCCGAAGAACCTGCACCTGCACCCGAACTCGAAGCGTTCACGGCAGTACCGTTCGACAACTTCGCGGATATTACTGTGAGTACAAACTATATTACCGACTAATTGGTAAAAAGCAAAACATAAAAAGAGGGCGTTCGCGCCCTTTTTTTTAATAACTTTGAATCATGTATAAAGCGCAAAAAGATATAGTGATGATCGGCGGCAAAGAGGTGACCCTAACGGGATTATCTCAGAAGCAACTCAAGGCTATTCACAAACTTGTACCAAACGTTGTAACCCATGAAGTATCTACTCCCAAACCAAGCAAACCAGACGCTCAACCTGACGTTAGCGGAGGGGCGTAGTTACTATGCAACCGCGTTCACCCATTACCTTATGGTAATTGAGCAGGAAAACACGGGGGCGACAACCGAAAACAAACTCGCTCAGGTGCTTGTGGTAAACTACGAAAACACCAGAAACACCGAAGTAACACTTACAACGGTCGGTTTGGACTACCCCGAAACGGGCGGGCCGTATCTTTACAGATACACCGTGTACGGACAAAATAGCGCATCAAACCTTGACCCTGAAAACGCCGCCGTTGTTGGTGTTGTTGAAAGGGGAAACATAATGATTTCAGACAATGGAGAATACTACCTCACAAATACAGACACCACAAACGACGTCATCTACCCGCCAGCACGCTAACGCCTTCAATGTTCAACTTGCGCGTTATGAAAGCGTGTCGAGCGAAGAACTTGAGAACAAAGCAGGATGGGTGGATTACGGGATAGACAACAACTACCCCAACTATTTGATAGAGTTATTCCAGAATAGCCCTATCCATAACGCTATTTGTGTTGGAACGGCTGAGATGATCGCGGGTAAAGGGTTTAAATCCGACCCCAAAACAATGGCCTTATTAGAGCGTTGGAAATGTGAGAAGCAAATACTTTCCGTTGCATCTGATGTGAAAATCCAGGGCGGCGAATATTTGGAGGTGATACCGACAAGGGATTTCAAAGGCATTGCTCAAGTCAATCATTTACCTTTTGAGAATGTTCGCGTAGCATACGACGAAGACACCGATAAAATTACGGGCGTGTGGTATTCAAAAGATTGGAATGATAAGAGAAAGAAAAAGAATAAGCCTTATCTTATTCCGCTTTTCAAAGGGCTACCAACGTCACCCGACGAAAGCACCCCGACAAGGTATGTTGTTTACAATTTCAAGCAATCAGTAGGCAGCAACTACTACCCCCGCCCTGACTACTTCGGCGCACTACACTACATTGAGATAGCGCAGCAGATAGGGGTGTTTCATTTGAACAACATTCTTAACGGCTTCTTTCCATCCATCATCGCGCAATTCAACAACGGCCAACCTGACCCTGAGAAGGCGGGAGAGGTGGTTAGAAATATGGAGCGCAACCTGAGTGGGGCGCGTAACGCGGGTAAAATGGTGGTGTTATTCAATGATAATCCGGACACAAAAGCAACCTTTGAAACCTTTCCACTTACCGATGCGGATAAGCAATACGACCTTGTTCAAGAAACGGCAAAGGAAATGGTATTTGTGGGGCATCGCGTCACCTCCCCGCTTATGTTCGGAATCCGTGACAGCAGCGGCCTTGGTAATAATGCCAACGAACTAACTGAATCAATGGCGATGTACATGGATAAGGTAATCAAGCCTTACCGCAAGATGATAACCGATGTACTTGAGGAACTTGTTTACGCGGAAACGGGGGTAAAACCCGTGATTGAGATTATCGACGAAGTGCCACAGGCGCAAACGCCGCCCGTTGAACTTCATCATGTGTGCTGCTCAAAAGAGGGTGATAAGCTAACACCCGAATTTGAAAAGCAGCTTATTGAAAAGATGGAAAAGTGCGCCGACGAAATCGACGCGGACGAGTGGGAACTTGTTGACGACCAGCCCGCCCATGATACTCACGAGGATGAGGAGAAAGCACTTTCCGCGTGGATAGAAAAGCAAAGCGTTCAACTATCGCTTACAGGCTACGCCAAGGGCGATGAAAAAAGCAAGTGGGGTGACACGGGATTGTATAAATTACGCTACTCCTACTCGCAAAACCTTTCCGAAGGTAGCAGAGAATTTTGCAAACGCATGGTTGAGTTATCCCAACAAAACAAAGTATTTCGGTACGAAGATATTAAGATGATGGGCGACGATGGAGTAAACGGACAATTTGCGCCTCAAGGCTCAACCACTTACGACATCTTCGCGTGGAAGGGCGGTGTATATTGTCACCACTTCTGGAAGCGTCAAATCTATTTTAGAAAGACAGAAAAGGGGCGTTTCCTTCCTAACGATGGATTGAAAAACGACAAGCGAGTGGGTAACGTTCCATTCGTTCCACAAAAAGGTGTGGAAGGTATTGCACCGATAAACACACCGACCAGAGGCTCACTAAAAAACACATAAGACTATGGCAGAAGTATTGTTTATAACACCCGCAGACCTTTACAAATACACCCCGCTCACCGAGCAAGTGGATCAAACACTCATTCAAGGTGCAACCGTGCTTGCTCAGGACAAATATGCGGAAGCGTATTTAGGTAGCGATTTGCTCAGCGCCTTGAAAACACGGGTGCAAAATGACACGCTCACAGGCGCGTATGGCACGCTCTTTTATGACTACCTTCAAAAGGCTCTTGTGTGGTGGACAGTCATGGAGTTAATACCATCGCTCGTTGTCAAGATGGATAACGGTGGGCTGACTATTCGCCAAGGAGAGGACTTTACCACCGCTTCACAAACTGAGTTTAAAGCGGTGAAAGATAACGCCATGAATAACGCTCAGATGTACACCAAGCGCATGGTGGATTGGTTGTGTCACAATAACGCAAGCGTTCCAGAATACAACACGAATACCGACAATGAAATTTCACCAAAAAAACAGGTGTATTCAGAGAATGGAATGTATTTTAGCAGCGGAAACACGGCGATGAGTAACCCGCTATTGAGGTCACGTCACGCGCTCGACTTCCCAGAGTTGTACCGACGTTATTACCCATAGTAAATGGCAAAGAAACGCACAACAAAAAAAGAAAAAGAAGTTTACCTCAAAAAGGTAGAGCAATATATTAACCAACAATTACAAAAAGATGAACCTAAAAAAAGGTGATACACTCGTAATCCTTGAAGGCAACCCAGCGGAGTTTGTCGCGCTCAATCCCGCGTCACCACTTACCGC